GCATTAGTCGATCACCGGGACGGACATCGTCCGCGCGTTCCTCGCCATGAACACCGAGTTCACCGCGCAATCCGCCAGCGCATTCCCCGCCGCGTCGAAGTTCACCCCGACAGCAATCCAGGCGATGTTGGTCAGGTCGGCCCCCGTTCCATTCACGACGCAGTTGCCGATTCGGCACCGCAGACAGTTCCACGCGTTCGCCTGAATCTGTGAATCGTGGAATCGCCACTCGAAGCTGTTTGTGATGCTGGCCCCGAGCTGGACGAAGGCGTGCGCTATGTTCGTGGTCGCGCCCACGTAGAAGACCATGCAGATGTCGTCCTCGACCGTGAACCCCCCATTCCAGAACTTATCAGAGGCGAGGGGCGACGTGGTCGTGGTGATCGCCTTGCTCATGCCCGAGTAAGTCTTGTTGTCGGAGCCATCGACCCTATCCCACTGAATCGAGGTCTGGCTAACCACTCCCTGAGTCAAGGCGGCAGTCCCCGTCGAGTCGTTGCTCAAGGCGGTCCAGTCCCCGAACGTCAAGAAGTTCTCGATCACTTTGTCTGTTCTTGCAATCGTCATCCGCTGTCTCCTATCCCATTCCGCCGGCGGCCGGCCGCTGCTGCACCATGGCCGCGTTCGCCTGCACGGTTGCTATGTCCTGCGCGCCCGCCGTTGTCCCCGGGCGACTGACCCGCGTGTTCACCGTCTCGTTCTGCCCCCCGAACCCCTTCGGCCACGGCACCTGCCCCGGCTTGTCCGCCCCCATGGCGTTCGGGTCCATGGGCGTCAGCAGTTCCCCGATCTCGTGCCCGCGCAACTTGAAGACGCGCTCCACGTAGCCCTGAGAGTTCGGCATCATCCCCGTTTGCGCGAGCGATTCCGCGTTCGGCATCATCACTTCGTTCCAGTCCTGCACGAGCGCCGACCTCTCCTCCTCGGGCGTGCGCTCCTGCAGCGAGTGGGTCACGATGCTGATGTTATAGTCGAGGAAGTCCCCCTCGCGCACCTCGGGCGAGAACTCCGCGGTCGTGCTCATCCCCGTGCCCTGCACCGGCTTCGGGGCCTCGTAGTCGCGGATGGGGTCGGTCCAGATGTACCATGCGTGCTTGCGGACGACGCGCCCCAGCGCCTTGCGAACGACGCGCCGCATCTCGTCCACGAGCGCGTTGGCCGACTGGTTCAGCAGCTTGTCCTGGCCGACCGTCTCCGACATCGGCTCCGCGCCCGTCAGCGTGTCCAAGCCGCCCGCGCGCTTGGTGAACTCCCGCATGGCCCAGACGAGTATGTTGTGGTTCGCCGGGTCGGAGCCAGGGAAGGCCATGGGCCGCACGCCCTCTGGGTCGTGGAGGCCGACGATGTCGCCGTCCTCCGCCTTCTTGATGACCTTGGCGTCTTCCTCCTTGCCCCGCTTGAAGGCCGTGAGGTTCTTCTGTCGGTTGGCCTGGTTCTCGATCTTCAGCGCGAGCGCATTGATGAACTGGTGCAGCGGCGCCAGGTAGAGCACCGGCGACGCCGGCAGCACCTCGCGCGACGGCCAGTCGTAGCCGATCAGCTCGTAGGGCCCGTACTGGCTCTCCGGGCCGTCCCACTCAAACATGTCCAGCGGGATGTCGTCCCCCTCGGCGAACGTATACATCACGTTCTCCTTGGGCAGATAGATGTCCCAGCACCAGCCCTCGCGGTACAGGCGCTCGTCGGGCTCCTCGTCCGTGCCGGACGTGCGCGGCTCCGGGCGGTCCTGGCCGTCGGCCGAGTCCTCCTGGGCGCCCATCTCGCGAGCGATTATCTTGTCGCGCGCCTTCTTCTTCTCTAGAATCCACGAATAGGTGCGGCGGTAGCGGTCCCCGACGAAGGCGACGTCGTGCGGCGCCGTGGCCTGCATGTCGATGACGAAGTTGTTCAGGTCGACCGAGATGGTGAACGCCTCGCCCGGGTCCATGATCTCGCCGCCGATCATGAACTTCTTCTCCTTGCTCGACTCCGCCAGCCCCGTCTTCAGGATGCCGACCGAGAACATGGAGTTCCAGACGCCCCCCTGGAGTTGCTCGTCGAGGTTGATCTCCGTCAGGTGGCGGTTCAGGTTCAGCCGGAAGTCGTCGGCGAAGGGCTTGCGTTCGTCGTAGCGCGACTCGATGAACGCCTGGGGCACGCCGCTCGCCAGCAGGCGCATGAGCGTGCTCACCATCCTGCGAATCTCGTTGATCGGAACCTCGTCGTCGGACCCGCCAAGCCCGTTCTTCCCGATGAACTGGCGCTCGGCCAGCGCGGAGTCCTTGCGCAGCTTCTCCATGTTCTTGAAGGACTTGTGGACCGACGCCATCAGCTTGCGTGGCACCGCGAACGGGTCACGCTTGCCCTCTTGCTTGAGGCGCGGGTCGTCCTTGTCGTAGCCAAAGAACTTCCCGACGTCGCCCATGATGGACTTCAGCTTCGCCGTGAAAGCCGGCTTCACGCCCCAGTAGCCTTTTGTGTCGTCGGGCACTTGGCCCCCTACAAGTCAAACATGCTCGGCCGCACGCGCGCTTCCTTACGCCGCTCCGCGTACCACGCGGGCGACCCCACTGCGATGTATCTCTCCGGCGCCACGGGGGCCGGCCGCTCCCGCATAGCCAGCCAGAGAATCACCTCCGACGTGACCACGTCGCCGTGCTGCTTCCCCACGGCCGACTTGTCCGCATTCGCCGCCTTCGACTTCTGGTGGATGACGCCCTCGGCGCCGTCGTGAACGAACTGGTTGGCCTGCTCGTATGCCTCGCGGGACGGGGTGACGAACCGCCCCTCGAACAGCGCCGCCATGTACTCCGAGAAAATCTCCCGCTTGATGACCGCGTTGGAGAAGACGCCCGGCACCGCCGACGGCTTGCCGCTCACCTTCTTGTGGTAGTAGCAGAGCGCGTCGCCGTGCTCGCTGATCCACGCGCCGAACGGGGCGCCGTGCCCGGGTGCGTCCCAGGCGATGAACGCGGTCCCCGCCGTGGTCGAAAAATACTTGTAGACCGCCAGCGCCACGCGAGCGAACTTCGACGGCGTCAGGCCGTTCGTGCGGAACTCGAACACCTTGCGACAGCTCGTGTCGTCGCCGACCGAGATGACTGAGTCTGAGGCCCCCGTACCCGCCGCCACGTCTATCCCAAGAGTGTAGGTGGTGCTTTGCGGGGGCCCCATGTTCGTCTCTGACTTACCGCGCTTGGTCACCGTGCTGACGGGGATGCGCTGGAACCAGAGCTTGCACTTGTCGCGCCGCGGGTCGAGGTCGGACATCTCGCCGATCTCGACGAAGTCCCCGATCTGCCCCACCTCCAGCGCGTTCGCCGCGTTGTGCGCGCGTGCCTCCGCGACCTTGTCCGGCCGGAAGTACGGCGAGCCGGAGCCCAGATACGAAATCTGGTGCTCCTGCGCGATGTCGGCGACCGAGTCGGCCGCGTCGTCCTGGGCGTCGAACCACGGCGACCGCAGGAATTCCCATGACGTCCCGGGGTCGGCGTATGTCGGCGCGCCGAGTTCCTTGAACGGATACCCCGGGTGCTCGCGGTGCCACTTCTCGTCCAGCACCTTGATCTGCTCGCCCTCGACAGAATACAGCCCCTCGCGCTTCTCGGGGTGCAGCGTCCAGTGGGTCGTGATCCAGTCGATACCGCCCTTGGTCTTGGCTGTGTAGAACGACCCGCCGACGCCCTGCGGCGTCGAGACTCGTATCTGGCAGCGCGTGGTGGACATGAGCGAGGAACTGATCTTGAACCCGCTCTTGGCGGCAGCCTCCTCGTCGCGGAAGACCGCGAGATAGCGCCCGCCGCGGCCGGCGTCCGGGCCGGACGGCTCGCCCGTGATGGTGGAGCGCGTCTTGCGGTTGTGTATCTTGAGAAAGGCGCGCCCGTGATGCGCGTCGTGCTTCGCGCCGCGAACGGCGAGCGCGGGCGGCATCCGCTCCTCGAAGAAGTCCAGCTTGCGGAAGAGCGTTTTGTCGTCGTCCGCCTTATCAACGTCGTCCTCGATGCGGCTGATGCACAGAAACTTGCAGTTCTTGACGAACCGCCAGTAGTGGTCCAGAACCGACAGCACCGAGAGCGTCGCGCCCATGTCCCGGCTCTTGTCCCAGCCGATGTCGAACCGCTCCTGGCGCCCGCGCGCGCTGGACGCCCCCTCGATATTCTTCTGGAGCTTGAGGATGTTCTCGTCTTGGAAGGGCCAAGTGATGAAGGGGCGCGACTCCTTCTCGCGCTGCTCGAATATCCAGACGAACGAGTTGATGAAGAACAGGATGTCCGCCGCGCAGGAGCGGACGATCAGCTCGCGATACTCGGGCTTCTCGACGAGCTTGCGCCTGAGCCAGTAGCGCCAGGCCAAGTTCTTACGGAAGCCCTTCGGTACGTCTTTGTAGGTGAGCAGTTCGCTCAATCAGTCACGGCGCACTCTCCATCGGGTTGGGGTTAATCGGGCTACTCCTTATCCTCCGCCACGCGGTCGCGACGGGCCAGATAGACGGCCATAATAGCGTCGTCTTCGGTGGCGAACCTACCGACGACCCCGCGTCCGAGGTCGCCAAACCAGACACCTTCCGGCTCCACCAGCTTCCCCGGCACGATGAATGCGGGTATGGCCGCGACTGCCCCAGCCAAGAATCCTCGTCTTTCCATCGGGTTCCTCCTAATGCACC